ATCCCGGCGCAGTTGCTTCTCGTAGGGCTTCAGGAATCTCTGACTAAAAGCATCCACGCTTGATCTGGGGTTGGCGCTGATCCATATCTCTGAACCTTCTTCACGGAGCGTTGGGGTCAGGGCTTTCAGCGAGTTAAAGCTGATGGTCTGGCCTTCCTCTACCCAGAATCTCTGGAAGCCATGCATAGACTTCACGCCCTCCGGGTTCCTTGCCAGCCCACGGAACCGGAACACGGGTTCATCGTCATAAAGAATCTGGTTGTTATGTATCTCGAAGCCGGGGAGCTTCAGGCGCTCTATCTCGGCAGATAACAGGGCGTGTACTGAATCATCAATGGATACTTGGAACTCACGGAAGCAGGCAGTCTTGATACCCTTAGTCATAGCGTCCATCAAGCAGATGTCGGCAAAGCTCATTGACTTACCCGATCCCCTACCACCGATGGCTATCTTGAAGCGCTTCTGCTTCTGAGCAAAAGGCAGGAGCTTCTTGGGGAGTTGCATGGTGGGCATTATTCGAACGTGGGCTTCTTGCCCTTCTTCCTTCTGGCGTGGCTGTAGGCGATAGCGGCAGCCTGCTCTGGCTTCTTGCCTGATGCTATCTCCTTGCGGATGTTCTCTTGGATAGTCTTTTTATCACTGCCCGGCTTCAGCGGCATCGCCTGCTCCTACGATTTCTATCGTCCACTTGCTGTCTGTCTCTATGGGTGCGCCATCAATACCGCTGATCTCTTTGCGGTCAGTTTCTTTCCAGCCTGCTTGGGTTTTCAGGTAGAAGATAGCAGCCTGCATATTGCCTGTACGGGCTTCTGAAAGCACTGATCCAGCTACGTCTATAACGGCTTTAGCCTTACCCCGCCTGTAGGCTTCATTTACTCTGGGGTCTTCGTTAAGACATCTCTGTAGCGTATTGAAACAAATACCAAAATAATCTGCGAGTTGCTGTTTGGTAACTGAAGAAGCAAGTTCTTCAATCTTCTTAATATCTTCGTCTGAGAATGCGAATTTCGGTTTCATAACCGTCCGAAGTTTATCACATTTTGTAGAAGATATGTCTACCTATTTTGGTTGTCTGGTGTAAATGCTTTGACCACTCTGGCTGGACGTAGTCGGCGTGGTAGTGGGTGGCTTGGTCTGTTAGGTCTGGGTACAGGTTGAAGTACACTCCTATGGCAATAAGGAATGCCTGACCGTAGGCTGATTGGTTGGCTATTGTTTCTGGCTTACCATCGCACCAGTAGGTGAACTGACATCGGTACTTGCGTTCCCCTCCCTGCTTGATTACATCACAGGGGTTATCAGGGAAATGGTGGCTTGCCACTCTTGACATAACCACCTGCCCGGTTGCTATCTGGCCTTCGATTGGCTCTGACCTGCTCTCATGGTAGATCAGTTCGGCTATGCACAAGACGGAGGCGATTATCATGAAACTCTTTTTCCAGCTTCTCCAGATACTCACGAACATCAGATACCAATATGGTTTCTTGGGAGCGATCTCGGTAGTACATCTTTTCGTTAGCCTCAGTGTTTGTGAGGCATTCTATGAGCTGTTCTTCAGTTATTTCAGATGGATCACGCAGTTCGTAATGCTCGATGCAATGCTCTTCGATCCACTCTTCGTGTCTACTTGTCATACGTTACCCCTCAAAGGCGCACATCCTTGTGCTTGGAGAAATTACAGGTTGGCTTGGTAGTCTGCGTGGATGGCTTTGATCTGATCCATGAGCGGGTCGTATTCTGGCTCTGGCTGTTGGTAATACAGATTGCAAAGAATGTCTGAGTTATCATCAATCAGTCGCATAGCGTAGCGCCGGGCATTGATCCTGATGGCACCCGCCATTGCGGCGAAGTCATCAAAGTTAGCGGTAACGCAGGCTTTGGCGATGAGTTTCGCATCCTTGGGATCTTCCCACATTTCTTCCGGGTAGTCGCTGAACTCAAGTATCCAGTCTGCCACCAAATTTAGCGCCCGGTTGCTGGGGTCAATCTCGCCAGCATGGTTGAAGAACTCTTGGTAATAATCTGTCAACAGATCTCGTAGTCTCATGGTTTTCCCCTTATGCTGTTATGTATAAAACGATCAGTGCGCCAATCAGGGCCAGAAAGCAAAGGCCGCCGACAATTTCTTCAATGATTTCGTAATTAGGCATATCGCCAAACAGTTTATTTCTTAGTTTCATTTTCTTCTCCGTTTGCTGAAGCACCCTTTGCTTCAATGGTTCCAATTCTACAGTATTGTTTACTTGTGTCAACAGTTTATTCGCCGCAGAAGCAGGGTATTGTGTCATCGTCACCAAAATCCATTGATTGCTGGTCAGTAGCTATAATCTTCATCCTTTCATAAGTTAGCCCATTCCTATCAAAAACATCGTTGTGGTTGTTCTCAACCTCAATCCACCAATCAGCAAGGTCTGGCCTCTCCCTGATGATTGAAAGTCTCTTTGATTGGCCTTTAAGAAAGCAAAGATCACAATTACCCCAGTCGGTCACGCCATTATTGTTGGGAAGTTCAAGATCAAAGGATGATTTTCTCCAGAACTCCGCAATCTGATTGACTGTAACTCCATCAGCATAAAGTGGACACCAACATTCCTGCCCCTCACTTATCTTGTTATGTATCTTCACTGCCCTTCGCTTCTCGTCAGCGCGAATGCCTATAAATGATTGGAAAGGCACCTCCCAGCCCTTCTCATTTTCCAAATACCTTCTCATGGTTCGGATTTTCATCTGCCCCGAACAAGTTCTACTCATTGGATTAGGTAACGCCTTGGTATCGCTAATCAATCTTTTGAAGGGTTCCCCGTTGCGTGAGGCCGTTTCATAATCAACCACGTTGTAGAAATAGTTGTAATGCTCAGAGTCTGGTTTTGGCTCCCGGCCCCCGTACTCAAGCCACGTTATTTTGACACCCCATTCCTCAGAACAGCGGTGGATAAAATCATAAGTCTGAGGCATTTCCTTGCCGGTATTGGCAAAGAGAACGCAGAAGTTATCAGGAAGGGTGAAATCATAAGCCTCTAACACCCTGTAAAGCATATAGGCCGATGTCCTGCCGCCGCTGAAAGAGATTAGCGTTTCTTCGTCTGTTTTATACAGCGAGTTATTCATTTTTATCTCCAAGTCTCTCGTCTGTTTGCATTAGCAATGTTGCGGGAAATGATGAAGTTACTGACCTCCGGGGGGATGGTTTCGACCCTGACAGGCTTGAGTGACCGGGGCCAGACACCGAACTTCTTCTTGTACGTCCATGCCGCCCAGCCCTTCTTGTATCCCCGATCTTTGCCGTACTTGGTCAGAGCAGCCATCCAGACCGCCTTGCTTTCCATCGAGTGCGCGGTAGGCTTGGCATCGTCCAGCTTGACCAGCATCGTGTGATCGCTTTCCAGAGCCTCCCGGATCGTGATCTTGTATCCGCAGACACAGGAAAGCCCCTGCATGATCTTGCCGCAGCTTGGGCAGTCCCTGACCGAATCGTCCTTCTTTTCCTTTTTCTCAATCTGCCCAGCTTCACTGAAACGCTTCTCCTTCATGTCCAGCTGGGATGGCTCCATGAGATGGGCAAAGCCGAACCGACTGACGTTCCCGCTGTGATCCAAGTAGATGCCGTATGGTTTATCAGGGTGGGTGCGTTGGATTCTCCCAGCCCTTTGCTGGTACGCGATGGCTGACTTGGTGCCGTAGCAGTCAATCAGGCAGCGGGTCTGGGGTGAGTCATAGCCCACGCCCAGCAGCTTCGAGCAAGACAGTATCTTGAACTCCCCAGCCTCATGCGCTCGGTAGATTTCCTTGCGATCCTTCTCCTTGGTATAGCCGTCAATATGATGCGCCGGGATGCCATTGTCATTGAACATCTTGACCAAAAATTCAGAGTGCTTAATGCTGGGGCTGAAAGCGATTGTCTGGCTGTTCTCGCCATGCTCTAGCCAGTTCCTTACGATGTCCCCGGTCAGCTTGTCATCCTTCTCCACGGCCTCTGCCAGAGCGTCTGGGTGGTAGTCTGATCCGCCGGTTGGCAGTGCTTTGGTTTTCAGTTTGCTAACGTCAACACTTCGGCCACCGTAGTAGTGAACCGGGGCCAAGTAACCCTGCTCCAGAAGTTCTGTCTGCTTCACTGGCACGATCATTTTGTCCCAGATGAGGCCAAGACCCCTACTGTACGGCGTGGCTGAGAGGCCCACATAGTGCATCTTTCGCCCGTCCCACTTCTCCAGCATCTCTGTCAGACCTTTCCACGGGGTGTGGCACTCATCCCAGATCGCCAGTTCAAAGTTCAGTTTGTTGTAGCCGCGCCGGGTGATCGTCTGCACTGAGCAAATTTGTACCGGGGCGCTGGGGTTCGCTGCCCAGTGATCAGCCTGCTGCACCCCGTAGTCAATGCCCCACTCATCAAAGACCTTCAGAGTCTGATCTATCAGCTTAACTCGATCTGCAAAAAAGACTACGCGCTTGCCTGCGTCCTGAGCCTGCTTGGCCATGTAGGCTGCCGTATGGGTCTTGCCGAAGCTACAACACGCCGCCAGCAAAACCCTCTTATTCCCCTTTTTGAATTCATCCCGAATCATTTCGATTGCTTGCTGCTGGTGTTCTCTCAGTTCCATACAACCCCCTTTATTCTTTGATGAAAACCCCGTTGGCATTCATCTGGCCTTTACGATCTTTAATGTCGTCATAGGCTACAGCTAAACAATCAGCTAGTGATGTGCCATTCATCACAGCTAAGTTATTCAGGACAACGATGCAGTCTCCAATATCATCCCGGATGTCTTTGCCTTTAGTGATGTTGTCTGCCAGTTCCCCCATCTCAGAAACTAGCTTTAGTGCTTGTGCTAATGGGTTGGCGTATTCCAGTATCTTGCGCTCTCTGCTCCAGTCTGTGCATTTTTGAATTAGTTCGTCAGTAGTCATTTTTTTCTCCATTTTATTTTAGATACAACAAGCCCATTTTCTCCCGCAAAAGCCCAGTGGCGCTGGTTGCTCTCTTGCGTCCGGTTGACCCGGTAGTCCGTAGACTAGATACTCATTTTCCCGATCCACAATGGTGAACCGATCTCCCGCCAGCCGAAGCTGGTTTGCCTATCTCACATCCGATGGCCCAGTGTTCTGGTTTTGCGGTTGCCTGTTGACATGGGCGGGTCAGCGCAGGCGTTGTGGATGCTCGATTCTCCCGTTTCCGGGGCTACCTTTCAGGGGATAGCTTCCCATGAGCCAGAGTTACAGTCAGGCTTTGTCACACTGGTCGATGGCAGATATGGGTAAAATCGTCTGGAAGGGACACAAGATGTTGTGTTGGGGGCAAAAGTGTCAGATAATTGCCCTTGTCGGGTATCTGATCCTTTCGCCTCCTATTCCAGTCGGATTTTAGGTTTCCCACAACCACCGACAATTTCATTTTACACTTCTCCATGTGTAACGCAAGCGATTACCCCCGGTAGACCCCTTTCTGCCGGGGGTTTTTTATACCGTGCGTTCCCGACCTATCGC